CTCCCAAGCTCCATCCATTGCAGTTGGTGACATGGCATCTTGCTCAGAATGTGGATCGTCAATAATTAACAAATCTGCACCACGACCTGTAATAGCACCACCCACTCCTGAGTAGAAAGCTTCGCCGCCATCATTGGTTGTCCATCTACCTGCTGACTTGTTATCTCCTGATAAGCTAATGTTTGGAAAAACTGTTTGATAATCTTCTGAATCAATAATGTTTCTAACCCTACGACCAAATCTTACAGCTAATTCTGCGGTGTGAGTTGCTTGAATGATTTTAAGTGATGGATTGAGTCCCATCATCCACGCAGGAAAAAATGTCGATGCAAATTCAGATTTAGAATGTCTTGGTGGTAAACACACAATTAATCTTTTAAGTTTGCCTTGTGCTATGCGATTAAACTTATCTGCAAGTATTTTATGGTGTCTGCCCATGATAAAGCCTTGCCACATCATTTGTACAAACTCTAAAAAATCATCTCTGCATTTGGTTCTTGCTTTGATGTTTTTCCATTTATCAATCAAAGCCAAGGCTTCTATCTGCTCATCCTTAGATAGAATTTCAAAAGATTTTATTTTGTCTAAATCAAGCATAAGGTGGGAAGTTGGAAAACATCTTTCTTAGGGGGGAGTAATACCAACTTCCCTAGACATGTAATTATGAGAGAGAGGAGATATTGAATAATACCCACAAGAAACATGTCATTCCTCATTTTCACACAGATAATCTTGTTTTAATAGTCCTAGAATGGCATATCCTGCCGTATCAATCCAACTGTCTAAATGCTGTGGATTTTGTGATATGCGAATTAATTTCATGCAAAGCATAATATTACAAGCATCGCTACCTGTTATCGGCTCTGCTATTTTGTTGCCCAGTATGGCGTTGATCATGTTGGCAAGGTTGTCAAAAAAATCATCAGAGCTACCGTAGTCATCATCTCTGTCTTCAAGAGTTTGCTGTAATTTAATTAATGCAGTCTCTAAGACAAAGGTATTACTTTTAAGTTTACTCATAACGATCTCCTGTATTAAGTGTTGATTCTAACTTATTTTATTACAAATCTAAAGGTGTTAATTTTGGACTTTTGTTTGCTTGATCTAAACATGCTTGCAAAGATTCTTTAGTATCTATTTCTAAAAGCCTTTCTTCTGTTTTTGCAAACTCTGTTAAATTTTTTTCTTTGTTAAATGGCATAAAAATTACCTTATCTAAAGGCAGGGCTACCAAACAAAATAAATCTATCTGACCGTTGCCATATCTTTCGCTTGAATCTTGTCTTTCTTTTTTTGCCGTTCTTTTGCCACTGCGTAACTCCCAACGATAATAATCTTTGCCCCTTCTTAAATAAGTAGAGTTAGTGGTTTTAACTTGTACTCTATATAGCTTATTTTGATGATCTAAAATTAAATCGCTTCTATGAGCTTGGGGTGCGAGTATCACGGAGTCGCAAAATCTCAGCAAGTAAGATGCTGCCAAATATTCACCTGCTAACGCTATGCGTGTAGTGGCATGTGGCAAACTGTCTCCTAGATTTTACCCCACTCCTTGCCTTCAAAAAGTAGAGATTCAGCGTTTCGCCTTCGGGTCAATCCCTCTAGCACCTTACCCCCTGCTTTATTCCACCTACATATTTGTGCAGGCACCTCCTCGTAGTGACCTCTATTCAAAACTTTTAACATGGTTGATTTGTTAAGATTGGATGGACCTAAATTGTAAGTCCATGAAACCAAAGCATCGAATTGATTTTGATGCAATGGTACTTCTACAGCATCTTCTACATATTTGCAGTATTCCATAAGCTCATGTAACAACATAGATTCAGCTTCTTCTTCTGATATTTTTTGTCCTTCTTGTACATTCTTGGTGTGACCGTAGCCAATTGTCCAAACACCTACAGCATCTTGATAAGCTATTGCGTTGCCTTTATCGTCAGTGGGACAGCCTTCAAACTTTTTAATCAGGCAAATGCCTTCTTTTGATATTTGCATTAATTTAGGGGAAAGATTATTGATATGATTGCTATTAACAAAGTTCCAAAAAACCCGAAACATCCAAACACCGCCATTCTTAAAGTTTTGTTTAAATATGCAACCTCTGCTTTTATTTCTTCTGTTTCTCGAAATATTGTCTTCCATCTTTCAGCACATTGTGCCTCGTGAGATTTTAAGTCCGATGAAACAGATTGAACTGTTGGCTTATTAGTCATCTTTTTTCTCAGACGTGTTTGAAGCCCCAAAGTAAAACGATATAACTGCCGATGCCAACCCACCTAGATATCCTAACACTAAATTGATTAAAGCTTCAGAATTTTGTTCGGGTGGCTGTAAAGTAACCAAAAATATATAGCCAAGAAATCCACCGACCACAGCAGTACCCATAATTCTTGCAGTCCAATCTTTGCTAAATTTACCTCTAGCATCTGCTTTGTCTTGAACCTCTAGCTTAAATACATCTACATCTAATTCTTTCATCTGCACTTCAAAGTTTTGTTCTGCTTTTTTGAGTTCAAGCATTTGTTCAGGCGTGGCTGATTGAATGGCTTGATTGATGGCTTTTGGCTCAGGAGAACAGCCAAGAACTTGTGCCACAACAGAAGCTGCCTGTCCGCCCAATGGTCCACCCAAAGCAGAGCCTAATGTTGGTGCTATGGCTCCTACTACATTTTTAATTAAATTAAATTTCATGGTTGTATGTAAAAGTTAAAGTATATCCTCGACTAAAATTAAAATCTACTCAAAAAAACTGACAAAATGTCATTTTAAAAACTGACAAAATGTCATTTTCAAAAACTGACAAAATGTCATTTTAAAAACTGACAAAATGTCATTTTAGTCTTTTCTTTGATCATCTCTATCTGCTTTTGCTAATTTATCTATGTCTATTAAATTAGGTACACCCAATAAAGTTTTCAATAAAACATCCTGTCTAATGCTTTGATTATCTAAGGCTCTAACTCTATCAATCAAAGCTACAATGATTCCATACTGGCTATCTAATTTGGTAGACACCCGTTCTTCCATTGTATCCAAACTTGTTTGCACTTTGTCATCTAAAGTTTCAAGTTTGGTTTCCATGCCATCAATAATTCTATTAATAAGTTTCCATATAAAAAAACCCAAACCCAAAGCGGATGCTATTGGAAAGCCTACCTCGTTAATTATTTGAGTAAATTCATTCATGTTGCCAATATAACATATTAATTTATTTTTCTATAAGTGTTGACTTGAACACTTTATTAGTGTAAGATTAACTATAGGTAAAGAAGTGGTTCTTTATCATAAAACTTCATATAGGAGAATCAATATGAAAACTACACTACAAAAGTGTTACGAAAAAATGGCTATGATCAAACACAATTCTGATCAACTAAGGTTGATGGCAGGAAAGTTTGATAATGGCGATCCTGCTGTAATCTTGGTTATAGACAAAGATGGCGGTGGGACCAATGTTACGCCCGTTGCGATCATGCTAGATCAAGGGTTAATCGATACCCTAAATCCTGACTGGGAATATTCCAAAAAGATTTACAGGGTTATTGAAGATGCAACTCGCATTGACAAGCGAACCAAGGTCGGTGACTTTGCAGGTCAGTTCATCATGATTGATGAGTTGTTTGACAAGGCTGACTTCTAGTTACAAGTCGCTTTTGATAAGCCCCTCTTTATGAGGGGTTTTTTATTTCTTGGTACACGCCAAGCTCAAGAAGTTTTTGTTTATTGATCTCATGCTCTGCCTTAACATCATTCTTGCTTTGACCAAAATATCGAACAGCCAAGTGCTTTCTTACTAGCTCTTCGTTGATGTTGATTGAGTCTACAAGTATCTCGCCTAAGACACGACCATATTTACCTTTGGAATCTTTGAGTTTGGTTCTAACAATAACCTCTTTGCCGCTGGCTATTGCTTCCTCAACAAAAGCTTTGGCTAATTTACCTCTAGCTTTTTCGTCTTTGTTTCTTGTGCGACACTCAGGCGTGTCAATCCCATATAGGCGTACACGACACTTGTGATAGATATCAAAACCAAGAGAAATATTAAGGTCAGAAGTATCTCCGTCAACCACCTTAATGACTTCGCAAGCATACTCGTACATTATTTTTTCTTACGAGGACGACCTCTTTTTTTTGGAGCTTGGGTGTAAGCCTCGTTTACGTTTGGAGTGCTAGGATCGTCAGCAACATACTGACCTTTTTTATTCCTAGCTCTAACGGTTTCCATGTCCTCTTTAAGGGGGTTGGGTAGTTCTGCCGAGCTAAGAGGCGTAAAAAAATATACTACTTTTTTCCACCAAGACATGTTACTTTTTAAATTTAGAAACTGCTTCTTCCCAAAGCTTAGGTTTGAATTTTCTTATAGATAGTGCAATAACAAGCACCATTATGCCTAATGGTATTAATACTTCCATTATTTAGATTCCTCAGGTTTGTCTTGAAGTTCGTCAGTTTGCTCGTCAATATTTTCAACAACTGTATCAATTACACCATCGTAAGTTTCAGCTACTGTATTAACAACGCCACTAACGTCTTTTAATGCTGCTCCTGAAATAGAGCCAGCAGTTTTTACGGTTGTATCTATTGTAGTCATAGCTATTTCTTTTCCGCCATCAATAACAGAACCTACTGTTGCACATGAGGTGGCAAATAAACCGATTAAAATTAAATATAAATTTTTCATTTTTACTCCTATTAAATAGTGGTCAATAATTATAACTCTAAAATAAATTAAGTACTAGGTGAGGGTGGGAACTCAGGTAACGGTCTAACTGGTGGAGTTGCATCGTTATACACATACAAAGCCTGTAGCTGAGGAACCGTTGTACAAGCGTTAATCATCGTTACTTGGCTTTGACAAGTGGTTCTAATAGACTCTCTCCAAGTATCCCAATCTGTAGGTATAGCTACGCCATTTTCAGACTTACGCACCACATACCAATCACTAGGTTGTAATAAGCCATAAGCTTGATTTTGTTGAGTTGTAATAGCGTTTGATTTTAAACCTGGGGTGACCGTACCGTCAGGATTTGTTGTATCGTTTAAAGACATAGGAGTAGCAGTTCCGTAAGAACCCACTACCGTATTAGTATAAGTTGTACCACCTACGCTTACGCTATCGTAATAAGTAAAAGTTTCATTTGTATTAATATAGTAAGCAGGGTCCTCATAATTGCTTGTATCTTCAACAACTGGGTAAACTCCTATTGTTGCTAATTCAGCATTTGACCAAGAAGACATTACATTTGAAGGATAATTTACATCCTCATAAGTAATGGCTGTTGGTCTTGTATAAACCTTGGTTACGTTATCGCTTGTATCTACTGATGCCCACATAATTTTATTTTACCTCAAATTAATTTTTTTACCTAGCTGTTGTTGGGATTCCTGTTGATGTTGTGAATGGATTTTCTGCAAATGCCATGTAGATGTAAGTTCCACCGCTTGCGTTTTGTGATGCACTTGAAGCTCTTAACTTAAATCCATCAGACAATAAATCTACAGAAGTTGTTGAAGCATCTTCTGCTGAAGAATCATCAGGATAAAGTTTATCTTGTTTAGGGTTATAACCTGACCTTTTATGGTCATAAATTAACCAGTTATTATTTGCATCAGTTCTTTTTAAAATAATCATAGCAGGTTTAAATCCTGTATAAACAAACGTACCATCTGCACGTCCATTACCTGTATACTTACCAAACTTGCTGTAGCCTTGTTTTTCTGCAAAACAGTAGGCTACATAATCTTTACTAGCAACTGCTGTATTTCCTGATTGCATCCCAAAGACTGAAGATGTCATACCTGCACCCCAAGCATTTGAGTAACTTGCTTCGGCTGTAATTCTTTCTAAAGCAATAATATAACTGGTATTGCTGTTTCCACCAGTTAAACCTTTATGCCAAGACCACCAGTTGCTTGTTCC